GGTCTGCACGCTTCCGGAATTGCTCCTTAGTCTCTGACATCTCTAAATGTAATGCACGGATTCTTCAACATTCACCTCAAACCACTCTGGCTCAGGATCCTCTACACTTTTCAAACACTCTGCCTCTAGTTCCTTCTCAAATTTCCTGAAATATTCTGGAGATCCTGATTCAGGAACTGGATTTGATTCTCGATGCAGATAGTGCATGCATTCTCTCCATCCATAGAGCATTGCATCTGAACAGTGATTCTCTAAATCATCACGCTCAATGAACCGTCCTTTTTCTTTTTCTGCGAGGTTCCACTCCAACAAGGTGAGTTCATCTCTGAGAGGCTCTGTTGATGGAGTCTCTTCAATCAATAAACGTCCTGTCTGAAAATCACTGTTGATGAGTGTAATATGATCCAACTTCTTTGACTTCTCTGCCGGCCAGACATTCAACTCGTAGCGCTTGTTCAGTTCCTCGACAATCATCTTTCCTAGTCCTCCAGAGTCTGCAACCACCCTCACAGGATCAAACCTGTCGACTAAAATGTGAATCTTCCTTGCGATATCTTCTGTCGTGAGTCCTGAAGTCTTCTCGCTGTGTACCACCACAACGTCTGGAGAGTCTTCTGAAAATCCAAGAATGACAAATGCAGACGCATCCACAAATCCAAGGTCGATGCCAAGAACAAAGCTTTCCAGGTTGCTGTCCGGACTCGGTTCACATAAATTCCGTGTCGGAGAGAACCCATAAACGAGTGTTTCCTGATCATGTATCCACTCTCCCAAATACTCCCGACGGAAAACTGGCGTGTCATCTGTCCAATGATTCTCCTGCTTGCGCTGAGAAAGCCACTCTCCTGCACGAGGAAGATGAAGGTTGTGAAGCATTGTCCAATGATGTCTCTCCCATGCGTCATCCACATGGTCAATGTCATATGCATATCCTGCTGCCGACGCACTAGGTGTGAAAAACGCGTTGATGGTTCCATCCAAATCCATTGTTGCTGGTTCTAGAATGTCTACGACCAAGGTTCTGCATACCGATGCCTTCATGCTCTGGACTTCATCCAAGATCACGGCACCGTACTTTGGACCTCTCAGTTTCTGAATCTCCTCGTAATCTGTTGCACCTGCCAAGATGATCTGTGAACCATTGCTCAATGTTGCCGTCAGATCATTTGCACGGAACTCCAAGTTTAATCCAAACTTCAAATCCAACTCATGCAAGGTTGCCCAGAGAATCCTCCTTGCGTTCTTCATTGACAAGGTGATGTATGGAACCAAACTCCCTGGATACTCTATTGCGGCACAGAGCAAAATCACTGCACTCAGATGAGTCTTGCCTGCACGACGAGAACACCGGGCAAGTTTCTTCTTTCTTTCAGAATCAAAGAAAATGCGCTGCTCCGCAAATAAACTCTCTCGCAAAGATTCAGACGCGTCGCTTAACCGGGCGACCTCGATCTCCTTTGTCTTTTTTCGGGCGACCAGGCTTTCGAGCAGCGCCCTCTGTTGTGGAGTCAGGTTGAGATCGTGCATCCGCTCCCGACGCGTTCCGCGCTTCTTGTCCCTGATGTCTGGACGCTTCAAGTGCTGCTTGTCTTCGCTCATCTTCTCTTGTCCATTCTAACTCTGCGTCCATACTCAAGTATCCGGCGATGTTCGAGATTGGAACCATCACCTCAACTAACCTTCCCTTTAAACGCTCCGGCATTCCTCTGATTGTTAAAACACTTCCGTCAAACTCCATGTCTAACTCGTGGTTGTGACTCTTATAGTTTAATCCTTCAACCACATTGTAATGTGGGATACTCACTGGTTTTATAAACTGAACTCGTCCTACCTTCATGTCCAACTCCTAAATGGATTCCAGATCCACTTGTAGTTCTTTGTGAAAAAATTAAGTGCAGGTGTTCTCCAACTGACCTCACACTCCTCTGGAAACTTTGGTAATCCTGTCTCTGATAATAATCTGCTGCCCATTCCCATTCTTCTGAAATTAAACTTTATAAATAAAAAATGTAAACAGGGAGCCTCCTCCTCATAACACACCCATCCCATGATGTGATCCTCGTCCTCTGGATTGCATAAAACTAATACATGTGTTTTTGGGATTAAGGTTTTTAGGAGAGTGCGGGATTGTGAGAGGAGGAGTGTACCGGGTACCCTCAGGCGGATAGGGGGTCTCCCGACCTCGGAGGTGAAGATCGGGTACTGGAGACCACTCCTGAGCCACGAGTCGAGGATCATGGGTAGGTCTGCATCCCGATAGCCACGCAGCATCGGCTGCTCTCTTTTGTCGGTATATTTGTCGGTACATTCTGCTGCCATCCTCGTAAGTCACTGATATCATTGTTTGCATGGCGGAATGTACATCCGCCACATTGGTTATCCCACGACTTCGTGGTCGGTTGACTCGATTACCGGCGATGACTCCAGGACTTTCGCAAGTTCTGGGTCTGCTCGAACCTCAGAGAGTAATTGGCTATCTGACATCTTGGAAACGAGGGACACACTGTGTGCGGTAACATCCTTCCAATTCTCCGGATCCCGATTCTTCAGGAAGAAGATTTGCGCCGGAACACTACCATTCTGTGCAGACTCAAACAGCGCATTTGTAACGGTTCCAATACCCTTTGCCTTGCCCAGGCTTATGGCTTGAGCGAATTGCGTGAATGCTCGTTTCTTAACGCTGATGGTCTCAGGTCTAACACCTAAACACGCACTTATCTGCACCTGATTAAGGCCTTGCGCTGCTAAACGCTCTGTTTTCTCCAGTATTTCAGGAGTTATCTGGAATGCAGGTCTTCCCATCTTCTTCTATCAGTCTATCAGTTTCTAACTTATTCTTTTCAATGTGATAAGCTATGTGATCTTCTAGCCGTTGTTTCATTAACGCCTTAGCTTTTCTTTGTCTAATCAATTCTCTTCTTTGTCTAATCAATTCTCTTGTCTCTTCTCTATAGTATTTACTAGGCACTATCACTCTTTCCACACACTTTATGTTTACGTTTATTACGTTTAGGAAGTAATCCTTTATTCTGACATGGACTAGCTATAGTCTTCACCACAATCTACACCCTCTTAGATATATATACACACACAATGCTTAGTAGATGAGCGCCGGAGTCCGGACTGTTCTTCCTCCGACGCTCTTGGACGAACAGGATCCAGGGATCAGGTTACTCTGGAGTTTCCACTCGATCAAGCACCGGCAGGAGTTTCCTCCTTAATCATGGAGATTTCAACGAGTATTCATCAAACCCACATGAGTTGAAGATCTGTTTCCGGTTCACCCATCGTGCAAACCGTTTCTGATATGGATCCGTTTTGACATAGGGCATCACGAACGGATCAGCACCCAGATGTTTGATTGACATCACTCTATGCATATCCTCTTCAGGAGAACTATCGAATCCTATGAGGACATAGAACTGGATCTGCCAGGGTTTAATTCCGGCAGACACCACACGCTTGAATCCTCTGAGGATGGTGCGTTCATCCTTAATCTGATCCCATGCAAAAGTCACCTGGCTTCTGGTGTTGTGGAGATTTCGGAATTTGACGGATGCGAGTGCCTGTGCTTGTCTTTCAGAGATGATCCTGATGTTGAGTCCTTGGCTGAAGTTCACAGCGAGGTTCAGTTCCTTGATTTCATCAATGCAGTCTGACCAGTTTGGATTTCCAAAGAAATCATTATCCAGCAAGACGAGGAGCCTGCTGCTTCTCTGCGTCCAGATCCCTGAGATTGAGTTGACTGCTTTTGGAGACCCTTCTTTCTGAGGAACCACGCAGAACTCGCATTTGAACCTGCATCCTCGCATTGCAAACCCGATGTTGTGCGGATAGTTGTAGAGTGAGTAGTCAGGCGCGACGGATTCGACCTCCTCCGGCAATTTCACTGCCATGTCATACCCGGTTCCTCCAATCTGCATATCATCCCGCAGATACGCACGACTGGAGAAGTTGAAGATTTTGGATGCATAGATCTTGTGGTAGGAATCATGTGCCAGAGGGAAATACAATTCTGTCTGATCTCCCTGTGCCTGATGCCATGCCGACAACTTCATCAGTGCAAGGTTTGGAATCTTGGAGTCAAGATCATAGAGTCCTATTTTCATGGAGATTTCAACGGATCTGGAGGTATGACTGCACTGAGAACCGTATGGATCAGTTCGAGTTCATCCTCTTTCTCATGGCAGAGGAGTGCAATCTTCGGTTGAGGATTCATGGTTTTGATCACACCTCCTGAGTCTAGAAACATCCTGACGGCATCCTTCACTTCCTCTGGTGTTGGATCTGGATGTTCTTCTGCCTTGTGCTTCGCCAGGGCGACTGCATTTCGATGTCCTTCGAGTTGTGCCTCATTTGGTTTGATTGTCCTTCGTGCAGAGACATTCCTAGTTGCACAGGCAGGGCTACAGTATTTCTGTTTGATTCCACGGTGTGCCGGAATCGTGTAGGTTGCCTGGCATTCTTCGCAGACCTTTGAGGTCATCCGTCGGATTCTAGGCATTCATCTCCTTGCATTGCATGTATGATTTCATAGGCAACTTGAGGCACGATTGCATTGCCTAGTCCTCTAAGTCGGTCCACCCGCTTGGGTATCCCATGAGCCACTCGACCCACTGAGGGTTCAGGCTTCCACCCGCCTCTACTTCTGTCTTCCGGTGTTCCACTTGCACCCGGAGGGAGTCTCTCGTTCCTGCGTGATCCGTGTTCAGTTCCCATTCTGTTGCTGCTCCATGTTTGGCATCCTGCGCTCTTGGAGTAGGCCACATCTGTGGATGATGGACTTGAGTTGCAAGACTGTGCTTGCCTCTCTTTTTCATTTTCTTTGGGTCTATTTTGGAAATGTTTTTGAGTGGTGGAAAATACTCGGTTGCTGTTGGAGTAAGCCACAATCCAGATTCTCTTCCTCCGGTGTGGTGCGCCCACATCGTCTGCTCCCACAATTTGCCATTCACAGTCATACCCGATTTCGGTAAGGTCTCCAATGACTCTGGTTCCTCCTCGAAAAGTGAGAGCTGGAACGTTCTCCACGAGTGCGAAGCGTGGTCGTACTTCGCTAATAATCCTAAAGAGTTCTGTCCAAAGACCTGACCTTTCTCCATCAATTCCTGCACCCTTTCCTGCAATTGAAATATCCTGGCATGGGAAACCTCCTGTGATTAGAAAAATGCCCTTGAACTGGGTGCCGTCCAGTGTTTTGACATCGTCATGGATTGGAACGTCTGGAAAGTTTTTCTTCAGCACCCTCTGGCAGTACTGATCAAGCTCTACAAACTGGATCGTCTGCAATCCGGCCCATCTTGCTGCCAGTGCAAACCCTCCAATCCCGGAGAAGAGATCCAGGTGTGTTCTGCTGGGTTGGGAGTTCCCGGCCATCATGCACTATCGTGCATAATGCAGTCACACCCAATGCCAGCAGCATCAGAACGGCACTCCATCTCTCACGTCCTGCTCTGGATCCTGATACCTTGGCTGTGCCTGGGCCTGCTGAGGTTGTGCCTGTGGCTGTGCCTGTGGATCCTGAGGCTTAGGTTGCCACTCGTCCTTGTACGCATAGTGGGTCTTCCCTTTCTCATCAGGTTGCCGACGTGGTGCAATGACAATCCTCACCCATCCCTCGGCGTTTGCATGCCGGCTCAGCTCTGCAACATTGAACGCAGCATTCAGGAGGCGACCTCCGTTATCAAAAACTTTCTCTTTGAGACTGCACTTATTGATGAAGGTTTTATCTGCCATCTTCTTCTTCTCCTTAAGCGGTTTGGAAAAGTGCCTTCAGTTTACTCCGAAATTCCGGAGGCATCGGCACGGTTTTACGCTCCGGTTCAGGAAGCGCGAGGGCATCCGACGGACGCTCTGATGCTTTGGGCTGCGGGTAGTTCACAGATGCATTGATGATATCAGCAGCAGTTGGATACCACTGAGAGTTTCTCACATGGATTTGAAAACCATCTTCAATCTGCCACGGTGCAAGCTGTCTCAGGTTCTTTGCCCACAGTCTGAGTTCTCCTGAGGTGGTGGTTCCAAGTCTCTGCATCTGAGACTTGTAGTTCACTTCACATGCTTTCAATCCCTGCAACAGCTTTTCATACTGAGCATGGGTCATCGGAATCTCAGGATCATCCATTCGTTGATGCCGTGGATCTGCTGAGACGCTGATACTCTTGGTCGAGTAGCGATTCATGTTTCTCCTTGGGTTGGTTAATGGTTTGTTCAGATTGATACTGCTCAATCAGTCCATTCTT